AGCAGAAGCACTTTGATCCAGAGGTTCACCATTCCTGTAGATCTTAAAGATGTTTGGTTTGATGCCCCTCTCTACTTTCCAATCTACACCATTGACACTGAATTCAATTTCAACCAAGCAGTTCTTCTCGTTGGTGCTGTTAATGAGTTGTGCCTTATTGATTTTTCTGAATGACTTTCCATACAAAGAAAAAGTAAGAGCATCTAGGATGGTGCTCTTACCTGCTCCATTAGTTCCAACAATCAATGTAGTTTGATTGCTATCAAGTTCAACTTCAGTGAAGTGCTGACCTGTAGAAAGAAAGTTCTTCCATCTAATTTTTTCAAATAAAATCATGTGCTTTATCAGGCGGAATCACAATGTCATTTTTAGTTATTATAGCATACCTATGTCCATGTATCTCACAGGTTTTTATCATCACATCGTCTTCTATCTCCAAGACATGCATTTCTGGATACTCTTTATCTTCCAGATGCATAGCATATCTCATGGCGTCATCTTCTTCTTCAAAGATGTAGAGAACTTGTTCTCCATCTTCATCTTCAACAGAATATGCTCCTTCTCTTTCTTTTCCTGCAACTGTGATGATAAACATTATACCAACTCACACGCCTCCTGATACACTTCTCTGATTACATTTTGAATAAGTGCTTTGTCTAGACTGACTTCTGCTTCTTCAATATATCTATTCAAGATAGAAAGTGTGTCTTCTGTTTGAATATCTTCATCAGAAGTATCATACCAACCACCAAAGTCAAAGTTTTCGACAATCTTCAACTCAGCAACATTGGAAGTATAAAGTTTATCAATAAACTTTTCAAACTGAGTAGCATTAGTTTTGTTCTTTACAACAACCTTAACAATTTTATTTTCATAAGGTCTTGTATCAAATACTTGATAATCATTGTCATCATAGTAGATGACTTTGAAGAGTTGATAAGGATTATCTACTGGAGTGTGTTCTAGAGTTTCTGTGTCAAAGAGTGTGAAACCTCTCTTGTCACCTACATCATTCCAGAACATCTCATATGGATTTCCTAGATAGAAGACTGTTCCGTTATTTGATCTTGTATGGTAATGACCTGAAAAGACCTTGTTGAACTTTTCAAATAGTTTGCTTTCCAGACCATGCTCCATGACGATCTGCTTATTAACTCTGAATCCTCTGAGCTCAAGGTGCCCCATCGCACAGTCGCAAGTTGTCTTTTCAACAAGTTGGAGAGTTTCTTTTTCATTTTCTTCGTTAATCCAAGGTATGAATAGGGTGTTTAAATTATCTAACTGAACTTCTGTAGCAGAAGAGTATACTTTGACATTATCATACTCTTTAAGAAGAAGATCAACAGCATTGATATCATTTGTGTTCTTATAGTATGCATCATGGTTACCAACCATCAAATGCATAGTGATACCCCTCTCCTTGAGAGGATCAAATACAACTCTCTTTGCCCACTTAAGGGACTTAAACTCAATGCCCTTTCTACTATCAAAAGCATCACCCATATGAACTACAGTGGTGATACCTTCTTTGTCTAGAGTTGGGAAGAAGACATCTTTGTAGAACTGCTCAAAGTAATCATGAAATAGTTTGGAACCCTTACGTGCTCCATAATGGGTATCAGAGATGATAGCAATCTTCATTGGTATCTTAATTTAGAATGAACAGCATCTTTGATGCTATTGTAATCAGAGTAGTTACCACTGTCAAGGTCATTGGCATCAAAAACTTCATCAAAGTCAGTCCTTTCAAGAATCTTGTTTTTGATTTCAAGTTGTTTTTTCTCTTGAGAAATTCTTCTCAGGAAGGCATAGTAGATAATTTGAGTAAAGTAAGCAAATGGGTTCTTGGACTTCTCTGGATTAAAGTTGTGAATGTATCTTACACAGTTCTCAATGCCATCACAAATCATATCATCTTTGAACATATAGTTCACAAAGTTTGGTTTGTATGATAAGTGATTAGCAATCTTTAAGAAGCACTCACCAACATATCTGGGAATCTGTGGTTTTGTTTTTCCTTGCTCTTTGGCTCTTTCAACATCAATGGCATACTGTTCCAAAGCAGCAAGAAAATCTTTGTTATTAACATAGTGTTCTGACTTTTTTGGTCTTGGCATGACTGAATATGTTTTTGAGAAACCCATAATAATGCTTTATCTATAATGATATTATATCAGATAAAGAAAGAGTTGACAACCTAGTGAATTAGCAGTAGACTAGGTTTGTCCAGGATGAAAGATAAGTTCTAGCTCGATTTATAAAGCTTCTCTAGAACTTCCTTAGCATCATTTACAGATGAAAGATATCCCATCTTTCTATCTAGTTTAGAGTAATTAGTCTTGTTTGATTTACGAACATAATCTTGATAGTAAAGAATCATCTCTATATCTTCTGATTCAGACATAGTAAGAACATCTTCAAGGTTAACAACAAACATATCATCCTTAGTTGTCTTCAACCAAGGTTCAAACTTATAACCTGTTACTTGACCTCTGATGATTAACTCTTCAACCACAATGGGGTTAGAGATTAGAAGCATTGTTCTATCTTCTTCCTCTGATGCTGCTACTTTGGCAAATACTTCATCACCACATTTAAACTTGATAGTGCAATAGAAATCGTCTTCTATCATACACCTTCTCCTTTTCTATTCTTTTATGTTGATTGATATAATGTCATAGTTAAATTGCTCTGAGACATATATTTTCACTCTTTCAATAAAGTGATTCAATGTATAGTTTTTTCTAGATCCAATAGTTAGATCATCAGCAATATCATATAACTTTGCTTTCACTTTGGTTTTGCCTTTTCTGAGGACTCTACCAATACTCTGTAAGTTACGAATACGAGATTTGGATGGAGAGGCAAATATTACATTGTGAAGGTTCTTAATGTTGATGCCTGTACTGAATGTACCATAAGAAGCAACAATAATCGCATCTTCTTCTGATTCTGTGATAGCTCTTACTTGTTCTCTATCTTCAGCGTCTACACCACCATGAATAAAGAAGACTTTTCTGCCTTCCTTAACTTTTTTATTTAGCATTTCAAAAAGCACAGCACCGTGTGCTTCAACTCTACTGAACAAGATAAGAGTGTTTCCATTTAAGTCATCAGCAAGATTGACAATAAATTTATTTCTTTTTTCATTTCCAATCAAAAACTGAATCTCATCTTCATAAGTATCAAACTTTTGTGGTTTGTATTTAAGAATCAAACATTGAATATCAAGAGTAGCTAGGTGACCTTCATCAATAAGTTTTTTGGTTTGAGTGACTTTATATGATGGACCAAAGAGACCCTCTAACACCCATTTATGGGTCTGTGTGCCATCTAAAGTGCCTGTGAACCCATATCTATACTTGGCATGGTGTAACTTGTCCATAATACCAATAAGAGACTTGCTTTTAAAAAGGTGAGCCTCATCACCAATCACTACATCATATTCCTCAAAAAATGATCTTTCTAATTGATAGACAGACTGCCACGTAGTGATAGTAACATCACTGGTATTGACTCTCTCCCTACCAGCATAGATCCTGTGGCAGTGATTTTCAGCTTCCCACCCATAGTCCTGGAAGTCCTTAAACATCTGCTCTACAAGGGACGTAGTAGGCACTATAAGGAGGATCTTCTTGCCAGCATTTACAAAGTATCTGACAATGGTGTAAATCATAAATGACTTACCAGATGCTGTTGGTGAGATTAAAAGTTTTCTATTATATCTTAAAGCATCATAGACTGCTTCAATCTGATAATCTCTTGGTTGAAGATGAGTAATAGATGCCATAAAGTCTTTGACACCTTCCTCTGAAATCATCTCATTGACTTCAAAGGGAAGACCATAGAACTTGTTATTTTCAAACTTATATGAATATCCTGCTGACTCACAGAACGCAACAATCTTATCCAGAAGACCAACATAGATCCTCTTTGTTTTCATATTAAAGAGGTGAACATATCCATCCCAGTACTTGCTTCTGTACTGTGGCATGAACTTAGCTGAAGGAACTTCGAATGTAAATCTGTCCCTCAATTCATATTCAACATGAGGTTCAGTATCTATTTTTAAGTATACCTCATTTACCTTTTGAATAACAAGGTCTGCCATCAAAACATATCATCACTAGAAGATATTTATTATCCCAGTCCAGATGAAAATCTCATAAATTCGATGGCATTTTTAATTTGATATGTTCTATTGGATATTTGCTTCAGTATCTCTTCAAGATAATTTAACATAGTATCATAGTAATCAATCTTCAATGATGCTGTTGAGAGTTTTTGATCTGCATCAAGATACTTCTGCATAGTATCCTTGTCTCTGATCTTTTTAGGAAAGGGGTCCTTTATGTAAACATCAGGATCTGCTTTCCCTGAAAAGTATTCATATCTTTCGTGTCTGATGTTTTTTCTTTGCTGTTCTGCCTTTTTTCTCAGTAGAAAGATATTATTATACAGTTCATAATATTTTGAGTGAAGAACAGGAATATTCAAAGATTCTGTATGTAAATTATCAGGGTCAATCTTTGAATCATCCTGCCACATTTTTTGGATTGTCTCCAAATCAACCATTAGCAGCAACCAATATCACGAATATGGTATATAGTATACTTGAATGACACCTCTGCTGTAAAGTAATCCATATCTGCCACAGTGGCATCAAACTGAAGTGTACTCAAAGAATATGGAAACAAGTCTTCAAAGACAACTTTGAAGTTAGGATTGCTCTGAGCATCCAGTACAGTCAAAGTTCCATCTGAATAGATATTCATTCCAGTTTGTAAATCTGGATTAGAAACTCCAACTGTCTGCTTTTGTAAATCATAGATTTGATCCAAAGATTCAGGAAAACCAAGTCCTCTAATCCAGTTTTGAATCTCCATATAGTTTTCAAGATTTTGATCAACTAAGAATCTCAAAGTCAAATCTTCAAAATCAATGATTTCTCCTGGTTGAGGAATATCCTTTAAACCTGCTGTGGGTTGATTTGTTGTCCTCAATTCCATAGCAGGAATATTCACAGCATTGCCAAAGAAAGCAACACTTGGTGCTCTAGTGATATTAAATCTAAAACCTTGTGGTTGTAAGAAATTTCTATCAGCAATTTGATTTCTAGTCAGAACACCAGCAGTGGTTCTAGTTGGTTGCCTAGTTCTAACTTGTGCTGCTGTTGCTGTAGGTCTTATTTGTGGATTGCCAGCCATATCCTTTTTGACTATTTATTAAAAGACATAAAAAAAGGAGGTCCTTGTGGACCCCCCAGTATAGCACAGATGTGCAGTGAATCACATAAGATTCTTGACTGCAACTCTTCTGTAGTAACGGTTCTGGTTGACTGTAAGAGCACCCAGTCCCTGTCTTGTTCCTTCTGCGAATGGGTTAGCAACAATACCATATCTGGTCTTGAAGCCAATCTTGGGCTGGAAGGAGTTCTCACCAACGGCACGAACCATTTGGAGAGGAACATAAGGACAATAGAACAGACCTGCGTCATAAGGTGAAGAACCCTTATAACCAACAACATAGTACTGGTTGCCACCATTGGTAGCAGCATTAGCAGCACTCAGGTTTGCAGCATATGGGTCAATGTAAACTCTGAACTTACCATTGATGGTTCCAGCAAAGGTGTTGCCAGTGTCATCAACATTCAGGTTTGCATTCAGTGCAGGGGTGTAGTCCAGGATGCCTGCCATGGTCAGTGCAGAAGCAACATCAGCAGAACAAAGGATGATGTTACCCTTTCCTCTACGAGTTCTCTGTGCAATAGCATTTGCATCTCTTTCGATCTGGAACAGAAGTCCTTTGAACTTCTCAACAGACCATCTACCATTGGAGTCAACATCCAGGTCGAATGTACCAGCGGTAGCAGTGTTTGAAACAGCACCTTGCTCAGCAACCTTATAGATGGTTCTGATGACTTCTCTGTTGATCTCTGCGAGGATCTCAGTAGAGAGGATGTTAGCAAGTTCTGCTTCAGCATTCAGACCATGAATTGCCTTCAGGTCTTGTGCCAGTTCCAAGGAGTACTCAGCCTTGAGTGCTCTTGACTTAGCAGTAACAGTGACTTTCTCAATCGAGAATGCCATCTGGTTGAATGCATTATTACCTGTGTTCAGGTTTTCTGCATCACCAGTCTGCATACCTTGACCAACGTCGTATGCAGTAGAGGAAGCAGATCCAACAGGGTTCAGAACTGAAGGGTTGGTGCCTGACTGGGAAGTAGTACCCATACCAGCAGCAACATCAGAGAAGCCACCTGTGAGATCGAATCCTGCATCCTGACCAGAGAATGCTGAATCAACTTCATTGTAGAAGGTCTCAGCGCCACTCTGATTGGTGTAGCGGGAACGCATTGCGAAGATCAGTCCAGTAGGACCAGACATTGGCTGAACACCTGCCAGGTCATAAGCGACCAGGTTAGGCATTGAGCGTCTGATCAGGGAGATCAGGACTGGATCAAAACCAGCAACAGGACCTGCTGCGGTTGCACTACCAGAGAAACCAGCAGGATTAGATCCAGCTGAGTTGGTAGGTGCTTCCATCAGGTTGATGCCTGAATTGAATGCTGATTCCTCTCTCAGGAATCTTTCTTGGTTTTCCAGCAGGACTGCAGTAACAGCTCTTCTGTGTGAATCCTTGATTGAATCAAGACCTTCATAGTCAAGAAGAGGTGCCCACTTTTCCTGCAATTGTTCTGATTGGAACATTTGCGTTTACCTATATGTTAGTGTGGTTTTGTTTGAATTGTATAAAATTCAATTTTGCTTGAAAGCACCCAGTGCTCTCATGTATGACTCCATTCCTGATGCAACAGGAGCGGTTGTGCTGTCTACACCCTCAGAGAGGGTTTGAGTAGCAGAGGTAGATGCTTTAGCGGCAGGAGTTCTGGAGAAGTATGACTCCTTCAGAGTTTCCAGCTTTTCACGATATTCTTCTTCACTTTCAAACTCAACACTTTCGGCAAGTGAAGCGAGCTTCTCTTTCTGGGTCTGTGCAAGACCTTCAGAGACTTGATCAAGAACTGAAACTGCAGTTGACTCAGCGAGTCTCTTGTTCAGATTGATGTTCTTGTCAATTTGCTCATTGAGCTTGGTCTCCATTTCATCAAGTTTTTCTACCATGCTTTCGAGTACATCATATTTCTCTTCAGGGATTGTTACATAATGTTCTTCAAAAAGACCCTTCATTCCAGCAAGGAATGATTCAGTCATTTCAGTCTTAAGACCTGCTTCAACAGCAAGTTCATTCTCGGTCATCCACTCTTCGCAGACATACTCAAGATAAGAATCGACTCTTTCAGTCAATGTCTCCTTAAGACCTTCTTTTTCTTCTTCCAGTCTTTGCTCAAATTGAGCTTCCAGGGTTTCCTGGATTTCTTTGATCTTGGAGTTCAGAGCAGCCTCAAAGATAACCTTTGCCTTTTCTCTGAACTCCTCTGAGAGTTCCTCACCACCGAGCAGTGCATTGACATCTTCTTCAATGTCAACACCATCTTCAACTTCTTCTGCTTCAGCAACAGTCTCTTCTACCTGCTCCTCTTCCAGGATCTCCTCATCAACTTCTACTTCTTCAGCAGTTGCTTTTGACTTTTCCATTGGCATTGCAGGCTTGGCACCCTTGTTGACTACATCGCTTACAGTTTTGATCTTAGGCTCTCTAAGCTTTGCAGAATCATTATCTGGCTTGTAGTTTTCAGGGGTAGGTCCACCCAGATCTTCATAAGATCCAGTTTGACCAGGTGTGATGTTGCTAATTTGCTGTTGTGCTTCTGCGGGTTTAGCGTTCGAGTTCACAGCAGTTTTAGATTGCTCCATTTCTTGTAAATCTCCACGAGACATTTGGACTCTCCGATTAACCTATGTATAATCTATATTTATTTATAAATTTGATATTTCTGTTACAATCAGAGATTGTTCAGAAAATCATTGAACAACTTGACTTTTTGTTCATCAAGTTGTTTTTGTGTTACTAAAGTGTTGATAGTTTTGTATGTTTTACGAGCAGCAGCCTCTCTGAGAATGCCACCATCCCAAACCCAATCCTTTCCTTCCATGATGCCTTCAACAAAAGCATCAGGAGCAGAAGGATCAGCAACAATATCAGCAGCAGTAGAAAGCATGAAGTCATCACCAACGATGTTCACACCTTCTCTTGTTTGCTTAAGTGATCCAATTCCTCTAGAAGAAACGCCCAACTTAACTCCTTCATTAATCAGTGACTCAGCAATTTTGCCCATTGGGGTGGACAGAATTTTTGCTTTACCGATGAAGTTGTTTCCACTCTCTTTGAGTGAAACAATCTTGTGGCTTACACGATCCAGATTAACTGTTGGTCCATCAGGATGTCCCAGTTCTCCCAGAGCTCTGCCAGAATTAA